ACCCAAGGGCGCAAAGTTTTTATGTTTAACCGCTGATCTTCGGACAGCACAAATTTTAATGATATGAGTACATTATTTTACGAGAGAAATCTCTCACCATTTGATTTATTGTTTAAAGACTTTTTCAAGTCTGATTTACACTTTCAACCGGCTACTGAAGCCAAACATTCCCACCCCGTAGATATTCTAGAAACAAAAAACGGCTTGCATTTTGAAATTGCATGTACCGGTCTAGAAAAAAAAGACATCGAGATTAATATCGAAGGAGATGTTTTAAAAATTGCCTACAACAAAGATGAGGAAAACCTCCCAGACGGAACTTGGATACATAGAGGTATCGCAAGACGTTCATTTAATTTAGGTTATAAAATTGCTCCTAAATTTAGCTTAGCAAACGCTACAGCTGAAATGGAAAATGGATTATTAACGATTGAAATCCCATTTGCCGAAGAAGCTAAACCAAAAGTTTTAAAAATTAAGTAACCCAAATGCGCCCTAGGGTTGGTTTTGTTAAATTAATTTCGTATATTCACGTAAAATAAGTTATATGACAACAATTAAAGATCCAATTTTATCCCCGTATCACATTACGCGAGACAACAATGGTTTCTCAATCGTAGAAACAGTTACCCCTCAAGCTAAATATCTTGAAAAAGGCAGTGAAGGGAAAGATTATGAAAAAGCAGTTTGTTATCCTTCAACACTAGGAGGATGCCTAAAGAAAATTGCTGAATTAAAATCAAACACAGAAAAAGAATATCAAAGTATTAGAGAATACCTTGATGAGTATAAATCAATTTATAGTGAAATCCAAAAAACATTCGAATTAGGAGTATGAGTTTAGAAGCTTTATTTAACGCGGTTGTAGTAAAACCGGTAGAATTTGAGGAACAGATGTACGGTAACATTGTAGTTCCTGACATGGGAAAAGAAAAAAATCAAACAGCCGAAGTAATTGCTGTTGGTCCTGGACACTATTCAGTAACAGGTACTTTTATGGAGACTGTTCTTCAACCTGGAGATGTAGTTGTTTTGCCTACAATGGGTTTTACCCGTTTTGAATGGGAAAACGAAGAATATTACATTGGTAAAGAAAATGATATTTTAGCAAAAATTAGTAAGTAATGAGTAAGATTATTGAATTTGGACCAGAAGGTCGTAAAAAATTAGTTAATGGTATTGATAAACTAGCAGATGCTGTAGTATCAACCTTAGGTCCTAATGGACGAAATGTAGTTATAGCTAACGGAGGAGTTCCCCAATCTACAAAAGATGGAGTTACTGTAGCAAAATCAATTTCACTCAGTGATAATGTAGAAAACACAGGAGTAGAAATGGTTAAACAAGCTGCTATTAAAACAGCAGATAATGCAGGTGATGGAACAACTACTTCAACATTATTGGCTCGTGAAATGGTAAATGCAGGATTGTCTCATCTAAACAATGGAGCCAATGCTGTAGAAATTAAACGAGGTATCGATAAAGCAGTAGATCAGGTAAAAGCTGAGTTACTTTCAATTCGCCAAGATATTTCTTCAGAAGAACAACTAGAACAAATTGCTACCATCTCAGCAAATAATGATCCTGAAGTAGGTAAATTGATTGCTACTGCAATGGGTAAAGTAGGTCGTGAAGGTATTGTAACAATTGAAGAGTCTAAAACAGGTGAAACATATCTAGAAACCGTTGAAGGTATGCAATTTGATAGAGGTTATAAATCTCATTATTTTGTTACTAACAATAATACTATGACTTGTACCCTTGAGGATACTTTAATTCTTATGTATGATAAGAAAATCTCTCAGGTAAAAGAATTACTTCCTATTCTAGAAGCAGTATCTAATCAAAATAAATCACTTTTAATTGTTGCTGAAGATATTGATAGTGAAGCACTAGCTGCTCTTATTGTAAACAAAATGAGAGGTACTATTAAAGTAGCCGCAGTTAAGGCTCCTGACTTTGGTGATCGTAGAAAATTGATTTTAGAAGATATGGCTGTTCTAACTGGAGGTCAAGTAGTTAGTTCTGAAAAAGGAATGAAACTTGATAAGTTTAGTTGGGATTGGTTTGGTGGTTCTCGACTGGTAACAGTAGATAAAGATCAAACAACTATTGTTGATGGTAAAGGAACCCCTGAATCCATTAGTAACCGTATCAGTGAAATCCAACACCAAATAGAAAAATCAACTTCTTCATTTGAACAAGAAAAATTACAAGAACGTCTTGCTAAATTTGTAGGTGGAGTAGCTATTGTGCATGTTGGTGGGTATACTGAATCTGAAATGAAAGAGAAAAAAGATCGTGTAGATGATGCTTTACATGCTACTAAAGCAGCCCTAGAAGAAGGTATTGTACCTGGTGGAGGTACAGCATTATTGTATGCTAAAGGAAGAATTAATACTGAATGTTCTAAATGTACTGAAGATTACAAAACGGGTCAACGTATTGTTCAACAAGCCTGTGAAAAACCATTTACTCAAATCTTAGTAAATGCTGGTTACAGTACAGTAGAAGCTCAAATTCTAGCTACTAATTTAGTAACAAATGGTAAAGAAAACTGGAATGGGTATGATATTAAAAATGATAAAACCGTAGATATGAAAGAAGCAGGTATTATCGACCCAGCTAAAGTAACTCGTACAGCACTTGAAAATGCTGCTTCAGTAGCAGGCACTATCCTACTTACAGAATGTGTAGTAGTAGATGATCCTGATAACGATAAAGAAGAAGCTAACCCAATGGCTGGAATGGGAATGGGAGGTATGTTTTAATAAATGAAAGACGCAGTAGATCTAATAGGAAAAAATATTAGGTACGGAGGTACAACTTATATAATTGATAAAATTTATTTTATACCTCAAGCAGTACATAGTAGACATAACTATTATTTTGGATTGAAAGCCTTAAATGATACTTGGTTACACGTTTCCTACACAGAATTACTACCCCATTTAAAAGAACAAATTAAGTTATGAGTAAAAAAGAAGTTGTAGAAAAGACTATTGAAATTGCGCAGCGTGTCCCTCCTGGGGACCGCTGGCAATTAAAAGGTGAAAAAGAAGTCCATAAAACTCTTACTGAAGCTTTAGAGGCATACTTTCAAAAAACAGGCAAACCTGCTGAATTTAGGCTTGCTCCTTTAAAAGGAAAATTGTATGTTATCACTACCGAAGAGCAGGAAATAAAAGAACCTGAACCAAAGAAATTTAGCATTTATGGCGATTACGAGTTTGAATAGAGAACACACTTTACTAGTAGAAAAATATCGTTCATCTAAATTAGATGAATACGTTGGAAATGAGAATATTAAGAAAACAATATCACAATACTTAGATCAAAATGATATTCAAAATCTTATCTTCTATGGACCCGCAGGTACCGGTAAAACAACTCTTGCTAAGCTCATTGTTCAAAATCTTGATTGTAGCCACCTTTATATTAATGCCTCGGATGAACGTGGTATTGATACGATTAGAGATAAAGTATCGTCATTTGCATCAGCAGCTAGCTTTAGCCCACTTAAGGTGGTCATTTTGGATGAAGCTGATTTTCTTACTATCCAGGCGCAAGCTTCGCTCCGTAATGTCATTGAAACGTATTCGCGAACTACTCGTTTTATAATGACTTGTAACTTTGTAGAGCGTATTATTGATCCTTTACAATCACGTTGTCAAGTACTTAAAATCATTCCCCCTAGTAAAAAAGAGGTAGCAGTACATTTAGCTAAAGTTATGGCAACCGAAGCTATTTCTTATGATGTAGAAGACATCAAAGTTATCGTAAACCAATATTACCCAGATTTACGTAAATGTCTTAATACTATTCAATTATCAACACAAGATCAAAAACTTTCAATAGATAAATCAGTGCTTGTATCTTCTAATTATATGACTCAAGTACTTAAAGAATTAAGTAATGCTAAACCGAATTGGAGAAATATTAGACAGATTATCGCTAATGCAAACGTTAATGATTTTGAGGAACTTTATCGTTATTTGTATGATAATGCTTCTAAGTACGCAGATGGAATGGAAGGAATGGTTGCTATTTACATCAATGAGTATAGTTATCAGTCTAATTTCCGTATTGATAAAGAAATTAACGCAATGGCGCTCATCCAAAAACTAATAGAATTAAAATGAATCAAGACTATTTAAATCAACGACTTACCTATACTGAAGATGGCAAACTATTAGACCAAGATGGTCACGCAGTTATGATGGATTGGGAAGATGAAATTATGAGGCGCCAAGCAGCAGGAATTTGCCGAAATGGGGGTGATATCCTAAATATTGGATTTGGTTTAGGTATTATAGATAATTATATTGAAGAACATAGACCCCGAACCCATTGGATTATTGAAGGTCATCCTGATGTTCAACAAAAAATTATTGAAGATGGGTGGTTAAAAAAACCACACGTTAAAGTAATTTTTAAACCTTGGCAAGATGTATTACATTATTTACCTAAATTTGATGGAGTATATTTTGATACTTGGGGAGAAGGGCAAGAATATTTTGATGCTCATGTAATGAAAATTTTAAAACCAAATGGAATTTATTCTTTCTTTAATAATCCTAGGGGAGATGAATTAGGAGTTCATATGGCTGAAAATTCATTTAACATACTAAAACATATGTTTAATTGGTCATTAGAAGAATTTCAAATCCCTCATATTGATTCTATTGAATCACAAAGAACAGATGGTGCTTACTACTGGCATCCTGATAATACAACATATTATAATCCAATTTGTACACTAAAACAAGAATTTAAATAAATAAAACATGGAACCACAAATGCAACAACCACAGATTGATCTGTCAAAAACAACCCCAGTAAACCCTTCAAATGGAAAGGTATGGTCTCAAGGAGTTATTTTACGTAAAGTATCTAAATTTGTAACAGGTACTTCTGAAGATGGTCTAATCCCTATCCCAGTATTTTATGATAATGAGACTGGAGAGATTTGTATGGATACACTACCTAAAGAACTTAGAGAAGAATATAAGTAATGAAGCTTTGGGATTGGCTTAACCAAATAACATACGAGAAGAAAAGTTGGTCTTCTTTTACAGAAGATCAACAATCTTCGTTTAATCCTTACATGATTCATCGTTTTGTGAGTATGTATAACGGATATATAGATATAGCTAATATCGCACAAAAAATTCCGTTGACTGAAAAAGAAAAAGTTTATACAATTTACAAAACCTTGTTACCTAAAAAAAAGATGTATTTGAAGTATGTTAAAAACCAAAACCAAAACAATTACAAAGAAATAGCAGAGTATCTATCTGATTACTTTGAAGTTTCTCTTGGAGAAGCAGATGAATATGTGTATATTCTCCAAAAATACGGCGTAAGAGATATCCTATGGAAAATGGGTGTGAGCGAAGAAGAAACAGAAAAATTAATTAAAAAAGCAGAGTTATGAATTCACTAAGAGACATGCTTATTAAATCAGCTGAAGCTGATAAAGCAAAAGCTTTATTATCTCTAGAGTTACTAAATGATAGAGCAGTAGGTATTGGAGATCATTCAACCGAAGATTTTTATAAGAACGCTGAACAAGCTATTGAAATGATTGCAGATGCAGACGATAGATTAGAAGCAATTGAAAAATATTTACCTTACCAACAAGAAATTATTTAAGTTATGCCTGGAAAAAGTATAGACGATTCAACATTATGGCACGTTACAACAACTAACGAAATGCCGGATTATGATCCTGTAACAGGGGAAATAAACCCACTACTAGTTAAAGATGAAGATCCTGTTCCTTATGAGCCAAATGGTTCTCATAGAACAATTCAAGATTTTGAAAGATTATATCCTGAATTAGCAGAAGAATTTCAAGCGGTTCAAAGAGAACAATATGAACTATTTGCCGCTAAAATGATGGATTATGGTTTATCTAATATTTCTTTAGGTTCAGATTTATCTACTAGAGAAGATAGAGATCTTTCATTAACAGGGATTTGGTTACGTTGTAATGATAAAATCAATCGTTTAAAAAATATGCTAAAACGTAATGGTAAAAATTACGTTCAAGGAGAAGCTATGATTGATAGCTTTATTGATATTTCTAATTACGGTATTATTGCTATGCTTGTACTTAGAGGCAAATGGAAATAAGTTTTGGCTAAAAAGAAAGCCCCTAAAATAGTTAGGGAAATACAAGAAAATCCTCCAAAAGAGGTAAATTTTGCTTATGAGAAGAATGTTTCTTATTCGCAATTAAGTATGTATACCCAATGTCCTAAAAAATGGGCATTACAATATAGGGATGGACATAAGATATTTGAACAAAGTATCCATATGACATTCGGTACAGCATTACATGAAAGTTTACAAATGTATTTAGATGTAATGTATGCTAAAAGTGGGGCTGAAGCTGATAGAATAGATTTAGAAACTGATTTTGAAAATAGATTTATAAATGAATATAAGAAAGGTCTTAAGAAGAATGATGGCACTCATTTTGCCGACGCGAAGGGACTTCGCGAATTCAATTCCCACGGAATTGAAATTATAAGATACATCAAAAAGAATAGAGGTAAGTATTTCTCTAAACGTGGTTGGTGGTTAGTTGGGTGTGAGGTACCAATTGTACTTGCGCCTAATCCGCGTTTACCTCGCGTTAAATACATGGGCTTTTTGGACGTCGTGTTATATAATGAAAATACAAAAAAATTCATTATAATCGATATAAAAACATCTACCAAAGGATGGGGTCCTAAAGAACGTAAAGATAAAACCAAACAATACCAATTAGTTTTATATAAAAAATTCTTTGCTGAGCAATATAATGTCGATATAAATGATATTGATATTGAATTCTTTATAGTACGTAGACAGCTCTGGGAATCAAGTGATTTCCCCATCAAACGAGTACAACAATTTAGACCACCCTCAGGTAAAACTTCAGTTAATAGAGCTACTAAATTACTAGAAGAATTTTTAGAAAATTGCTTTACAGAGGAAGGATTTAACAATAAAGAAATGCCTGAAACACCTAATAATAATTGTAAATGGTGTCCTTATTTTAAAACACATTTGTGTGAATCAACATTTGAAGATAAATCGAGTAAATTTTTTAAATCTTAAGGAATCTCGATATATGTATATCAAAACAATTAAATAATAAAGATTATGAGTAAAAAAGATATGACACTAACTTCGGTTAAAGTTCAAAGTGGGTTGTTTGAAAACTTTAAAATTGCTTGTGTAAGATATAAGTTCTCACTACAAAAGCTTGCTGATCGTACAATTCATTTGTATCTTACAGATGAAGATTTTAGAAAAAAAATCCACGGGCATACAGATTTAAAAATCGAAGATTAAATTTTAAGTAAATAGTTTTAATGGAAAAAGTTTTTAATTACCTTCCTCCTAATAAGAGGAAAAAAATCCTACTTATTACGGATGATATTAGAGTCCATTCAGGAGTAGCTACAGTAGGACGAGAAATAGTAGTTCATACAGCACAACATTTTAATTGGGTTCAAATTGCTGGTTCGATCAAACATCCTGATAAAGGTAAAAGATTTGACCTTTCAGATGATACTAATCAACAAACAGGATTAGAAGATTCATCAGTAACATTATACCCTACAGATGGATATGGTGATGCTAATTTACTTAGAGGACTAATTAACCATGAAAAACCAGATGCTATACTATTGATTACTGATCCTAGGTATTTTGAATGGTTATTTGCAATGGAAAATGAAATTAGAAAAAATATCCCCATTGCTTATCTTAATATTTGGGATGATTATCCTGCACCTTTATACAATAAAGCTTTTTATGAAGCTTGTGACTTGTTAATGGGTATTTCAAAACAAACAGTTAATATTAATAAATTAGTATTGGGAGATA